AACAAGTACGTAATAGAATACTCAATAGATTTACAGACTCTGAAAAAAAAGAAAAAGCTAGAAGTCTATTTCAACTATCATTTTCACATGTGTCTGGTTTAGCTCCACTTATAGCTCTTGAACGTAGGGCAGCAGGAAAATTAAAATCTAGTGCTAAAAATATAGAAGAAGCCGTTGATTATCAACTAGCACAAGAAAATTCTATAGCACAAGCCAACGAAGCTATTCAACAATTAAAAGTAATGATGAGTCAAGAGTCTGGTATAGACCTTGATGACGGTGAGTTTATAACTAATTTTGTTAACAACTTTCAAAAAGCCGCAGATGATACTCAACTATCAATAAACGAAACAAAGATAGAGTACATGAAAAGTCTACAAGATTTTAAAAACGGAATAATACAAGACCCCACTCAACCCCTCGACGAAGATTTAATAACTAAACTATCTGAAATGGAAATAAAATTAACTGCAGGTGCTACTCAAAATTTAGAATTACAACGTGACATATATGCTAAGAACACAACAGAAATTATGACCCAATTAAAACTAAGAGGTGATAATATAATAAGCCTAAGAGGGCAAGATGGGTACAAAGAAAAGATGGGTAGATATATAGAAGATGTGTATGATACCCAGCAAGATAAACTAGATGCACAAGGTCGATTAATATATAAGCCCGTAGATGATTTGGATATTGAGATGGATATTCGATCTCTCGTAGACGATATGGTTGATAGAAAAGATGGCTTGACATCTGGTGCTATTAGAAGTTTATTTACTCCTGAAGGTGAATTTTTTAGAGGTGCTTCAGGAAAAAAAGCTAGGGCTGCACTTGATAGTATGGCAATACGAGGTATTCAAAAACAATTAGGGTTGGATCAAGAACAGTTTGGAGAGTTGATGACATATCATACTAATCCCCTGACTCAAAAAAATGCACCTGATGATTTTTTAGGAGAGACTGCTACTCCCCTAGATGTAGCCTTACACCTAAGCAGAGAAAAGGGTAGTACCTTTAACCCCTTTGTAGGAAAACCTTCTGAGTTAGATTCTATGAGAGGTCATTTCTTAAGAGTTGCTAGAGGTCTTGAAAATTCTAATCCTCAATTAGCTAGACAGTACACAACCTTTGCAAGTACAATAGAGGGAACTTTAAAAGCTAACCCTGAAGTTTATAGTAAGATTCAACCTGCCAGAACACAATATCGTGCCATACATTTTGACCCTATAAGAAAAGGATCGTACGGAGATAAAATAGATAATGCCAGAACAGGACCTGCTTATGTAGAACCAGAAGGAGGATATAAATATCCTTATAAGAATGGTCTTGAGCCTGAAGACTTTCACAAAGATATTGGGGAAGACATAGAAGGACTTATGAGTGGTACTATGCAATCGACACGAAATTTAAATAAAAATATGAAAGGTCTTATAAGATTTTGGACAGCAGGAGACATGGAAGACAATAGTATGGTATTCGATGTATCAACTGAGTCAGGGCAAAAAAAATTAGAAGTAGTTAGTAATCTTGTAAAAGCTAGTTTATATGAACATTGGGGAGAAGCGAGAAAGGCTGTTTTAGATAGAATACGAAACAAAGTAAAAGGTGGCTATCCAGTTCGTATGTCAGAGTATAATTTTGAAGCAGGTGAAAACATTGCAAAGCTACAAGATATATTTACAGTAAATGTAAAAGGTGCAGATGGAAAAGTAACATCTCGTCAGTTGTTTGATTTATCTGATATTGTAGCTGAAGAAAAGGATATTGTTAATTTAGTAAAATTAAGTAAGCAAGCAGAAGACCAATATACTAAATTGACTACAGAGTTAAATGATAATACAAGTTTACTTATGACTAGAGCTAACGCAAAAAATCAAATTGAAAACAAAGCTGTAAAAGAATTTGAAAAAGTTGCAGGTATACGAGATTCTGAACAGTTCTACACAAACTATATAGAATTTGGCTCTCCTGCATACATAAGAGATTTAAAAAAATCATACATTGATGCTCGTATGTCTGGGTTAGACCTTGACGATGCAGAAGCAGGGGCAACAAGTAGAGCTGTATTTGAGGATGAATTTAAATCGGGTATGATATATCACATCAGTAATGCTTTACTTAAGAGAGCAGGCTTATCTGCAGGAGAAAAAACTTTAATGGGATTAGATGGTAAACCATTTAAACTTAATGTTTTAACTGCTCCCGGACAGCTCGCTTCAGATTTGGGTAGCACCAATACTCAAAAAATATTAAGAGAAGTTGGACTAGATGAAGATCATGTACAGTACTTAAAAGATATAGGAACATACATGGAGTTTGCACAGGGAACATCTTTAAGTAGATTTGATATAATAGGACAAGTAAGGGATGTATCGCCTAACGAACTTATAAGTAGAGCATTTAACTTAGCTAGAGGTATGGTTAGTCCTACCTATGTTGCAGGTGAATTAGGAGCTAGACTTGCAATGCAAAAAGGAAATGAACTAGTTCTGTTAGCAGCTAGAAGTAAAGACGGTGCAAGAATTATAGGGCATCTTCTTAAAAACCCACGTAATGTATCGCCTGATGATGTTAAAACTTTTGGCACTTTAGTTAAAGAATTTTTAGCAACTGAAGGAGCTAGAGCAGGGTTAAAAGTACCAAGCGAGTTTATATCACAAGATGATATGACCGAGTACAACTTAGAATATCAGGGCAAACCACTTTTCGAGGGTGTATTTAATTCCCCTAAAAAAGAAGAAGATAAAACTTTAACTAAGGAGAACAACCAATGAAGATATACAATAACGGTCAACGTAAAGGCATGATGTACGGTGGTGGAGCAACTATGCGTAAACCAATGATGTACGGTGGCATGGCATCATCTGCACCTAAAAAGAAAATGCAGATGGGTGGACTTGCTGAACAAAACAGAAAGTCAACTGCAGGTCAAACAGGGATGATGAACCCAATGGGTAGCATGACTGAGAAGAAGAAGTTCAGCATGGGTATGGCTCACGGTGGAAAGCTACACGGTAAGCAAACTATGTTAGATAAAAATAAAGACGGTAAGATATCAGGTAAAGACTTCAAGATGATGAAGTAGGCTTATCTCTCTGTCTCGATATTTTACGACCCTTAAAGAAAACAATTGTATTGATAGTGGTGTTGATAGTTATAGCTACAACTAGCCACGCTTCCCACCACTCCACTACAAGAACCTACCTGATTTATCCATAACCTCTTGTGCTATTGATCTCAGGTATCGTATAAAGTCTCCCACCTTGTTTGTACCCTCGTACATAGGAAGACCCATATTCATAGTCTTCTCAAACTCTTCAGGTTCTACTGCATCGTAGAGTATTTCCACATTCCCATCTTTATTAAGAAACGCTTCTAGTGAGAATAGTTTCGCTTTCACTTTTGATTTCATTGATCGGCTCTAACTTGCTTATCGGTAAATTATAACAATCAGTTCTGAATGTAAAACCGTTGCTCAGGTCAACTTGACCTTTTTTGTATCGAGTAGCTTCAGCGTAGTATTCTTGTTTACTAATGCTACCTAGTATCCAAGCCTTACTGAGATCAGTCAGTATCCTCACGAACACATAACTGTCACAGTCTTGCTTAGTACCATGTGATGCAACTGAGCAATCATAGTTTGGTTGTGGTCTAGTATTACAACGTTTAGTCTTAACGTCGATTCGATTCCCATCTTTTACTAAATCATAATTAACTGTGTTTACTTCAGTTGCCCCAATGATATCAGCCACGATTACCTCGCCTATCGCACCTACTACGTTACTAGTGCCACCTGTAATACTTCCCTGCAGTATGCCTACAGAGGAAGCTTTTTCCCTCGCATGACGCATGTAATCTTCGCTGATCGGTATCTCTATCATTAGCTTGAACTCAAGTCTACGACTTCGCAGGCATCTGCAGTACAAGCCAACTCACGAGAACCACTCGTATTATCTTCCTTTTCATAGTTAGAGAACTTAGTCCAATCCAACTTGGATGGTACACGACCATTCCATTCTAGATAGTCATCAGCTTCTATGTCCTGATAAGGAGCTTGTTGGTACGTGTGGTCAGAGAATGGTAAGAATGATACACCCGAAGCTATATCAAAGTTATCATACAACCACGAACCTACTTCCATCCACTCCTCTTCCTTTACAGAAATAGTTACAGATGGTTTGTGTTCGCACCAATTAAGTGCATAGAGTTTCCATAGTTCTAGTTGTTCTATAGCACTCATCTCAGTTCTAGTGATAGCACCACTAGGAGATTTCATAGGAAAAGAGAAGACCGTAACACTATCAGGTTTTGTGATATCAGGTTCAAACGGTATACCCTCTTCTTTCATAAACTGTGTGAGTGGGTCTTTGTTATCACCACGTACAGTTCTGATATAAAATGGATTGTGTCTAGCATGGATACCCGATGCAGAATCAGTTAACTGAGATACAGTGCCACTTGGCTTTACACAAGTAATTGCAGTGCTTCTAGGTATCCCTATCTTCTCTGCATACTCTCTGTTTGTATCCACTGCTACCTGCTTCATTTCTTGTAGCCATATCTTAGAGTCAGTCATTCTAGCTAACACAGGATGATCCATGATACCTGTCAATGACACACCTAACAATCTTTCTTCTTCTGTATTTGTTTTCCATATCTTACGTAGATATTTTAAGTCTGTAAGAGTTGATTGGAATGTACCTAGCATGGTAGCAATCCGTACCTTTGATCTCAAAGTTAAAAGATCATCGTTCTCTCTTACGACAACTTCAGATAAGTTACAAAATTGATATGGTCTAAGTATGATCTCTGAACAAGGATTAGTTCCCCACATGTAGCCTGTCTGTCTTCTGCCATTCTTAGCTACCTGCTCGTCGGCAGCCTGTCTGTTGAACATACCTCTTTCACCCGACTTGGACTCATACAAAGCTAACCATTCTCTCATGTACGTTTCCATACTAGGCTTGCCCTTGTAAGCTACAGAGTTGTTAGCCAATGCTCTTTGTCCTTGATTCTCCCACCATTGACCTGTCTTAGCGTGTGCCATCTGATCATCGTTCAAGTTAGATAGGCTGATCAAAGCAGATCGTCTAACGCCACCTACTACAACAACCTCACCAACCTTACACATAATATCGTGACACTCAAC